AGACCCCCTTAGCATCCATATACCACCGCCAGATCGCCAAATAATGATCCTCAGTTAAATATTTATTTCGCCTTAAAAAATCATCTTTGTGCGAAGTAGCAAAATCTTTAATAAATCTTCGATCTTCAATCAGATCATATAAATTAATCTTCATTTCTTTTTATCTCCCAAAATTTCATTAAGATCATCTTTCAGAAACATCCAAGCGATGCCTCCGATAAATGATAAACCAATAACAAATAAAAAAATTGTAAAAATAATAATGTCCATAATTAACCCCTTATATATTTAATTCCTGATTGGTATGAGAGTTCGAAATCTCTCTGTTTTTCGTAAGATCTTCTCACCTCTTCGAATTCCTCCATAAATGGATTAATTCCCCAATCTGACCAATTTTCGTCGCCTCCATTGTATCTGATAAAGAATGCCCATCCAAAGCGGTTTTCTTCTTCATCTTCTGCGTTAAGGTAACACTCATCCAGATTATAAATCCACGCTCTAATCTCATCATAATTTCTTGATTTGACTATTTCCTCTCCATCGATTGCCACTTGAACAAATAACCCTTTATCAAGCACCCACTGTGCAAAATGGAACTCTGGCATTCTTTTGTCTAATATATCTCTTTCATATTTTGTCATTTTTAAACCCTCTAAATTTTAGATTCTAGGGTACTTTTTCGGGTGACCCTAGATAACCCCTAATAAATTAATTTAAATTGTTATTTTGCCTATCATATTCACGATCAAACCAATCTTTGGTTATCTTGCTACTAATGTCTACTAACTGTTGATGGAGATCCAGATTTTTTGTTTCTCTTGCAAGAACGGACATTTCCCAAATATGTGCTTGCCATCTAGATTGAAATGATCTTAAGGTAATTTGGTTTTTCTCCCCGTATTCTTTAATTTCTATCACTCTTTCAGTATCGCAAGATCCATAGTTAGTGTTTACATCATTTAAGAAACCTAAAATTACTGGTTTATGGACATATTCAACGCCTAACCAGTCACCTGTGATGTAAGAATCATTTGAGTTTTTATTTAAAATAAAATCAGTATTTTGTTTTTCAATTCTAGTCATTTTTGACCCCCTATATTAAAGATTAATTAAATTAAATTTATTCACTTTTGCACTAGTGCCGTGAACTGGTACAACAATATTTTTCCCGTTACTTTGACCATTGCATAATTGACAATCGCGACACTGTACCCCCTGATCAATATTAGGGCATTTAATTTCTTTAAGCGACATTGAAGTATCTTCAGTTTTTGCCACTCTAAAAGATCTGTATCCCATTTGTGATGCTTTATACCCCTCTTCAATGGTTTCAGTGGATGCCATAAAATATGGAGCATAATCCAAATATTCTAGGCGCTTCCATTGGTGAGTGTAACCTGTGTATCCCCTTGAATTTTCTGCAATGAATTTTACAAGATCCAAAGGAATTAACACGGGTTCACCATATGCCCCAAATCTAACCGCTTTCCATTTAAGCATCGCTTTTAATACCTCCAGATCAAGCGGAGCATATAACCCTTTTTTATACGCTTTGTAAACTTGTGCAGGTGCTTGTCCAACGTTTACGTAGCAAGTACCATTTTTAAGGTGCGGACAGTCAAAACAGATCTTTTCACTATCTCCATTTTTTAAGGCGGTGACTGGATCAATATCACGGTTTAATATCCAAATTTGTGCCATATCTCCCGTTTTAACATTTGAACTTGAAAAAGTTATTATTTGAACTGTTTCCGATGTTTCGTTTAAGATCATACCTTTAATCATTTTTATTACTCCCATTAATTAACAATATTTATAGACTTCATCATCAGTGATGCCTAGTTCCTCTAGTTCCTGCCTAATATATTCAGTTCTCCAAGTTGCGGATTCATATGCCCTTAATAATGCCTCTTTTTTTGCCTCTTCTAAAGTACCAAAAACACCTTCGAAAATCTGCATTTTGCGTGGTTTTTTTACGGCGTATTTCTGATCAACTTCAGGATTATCAGATCCTAATTTAATTACTTCAAAAGAATCCGCATTAGTGATCTTTTGCATTACATTGTGCTTTTTAATGATTTTGTTCATAATATTTATCCTTATATAGTTTTAAAAAACTCCCTCGGTTTTTCCTCGGGATTGACTTAAGCATACAGTGGTTTAGATCACATTGCAATACCCTAGGATGAAATTAGTATTTGAAAAATTTATACTGGATACATATACCCTGTTTATACCTTAGGTTTTACCGTGGTATCCCCTCCCCTTAAATTCTTTGTGATCCTCTGGTTATTCCTTAGGATTTTTGGGGGAAGTTCCTTTGATCTTATATAGGAAGACCCTAAGGGGGACTCGTTTTGGGCGGCCCTTCGATATACCCTACTGAATTTTTGTAGTATTTTTGAAAGTAGTTCACTAATAAGACCATTAAGGGTAGCCCCCAGTACTAGTCCTGAGGTGGATATTAATCAGTCCTTAGTATATACTATAGGTAACCCTGGCCTACCCCCCTATAGTGTAACTTCTAAGAGCTATCCCAGGTATACCAAGGGATTCCCGAGGTTTTACACTCGGGTTACCCACCTAGGATTCTCTATGTTTCCTATGAACTTATCTAGTTGTTCTTGTAACTGTTGTTCCTTAAACTCTTTCTTAGCATCATCCTCATCAATACCTACGGTATCCACGATAGCTCCTAAGGCAATTCCTAGGGCATCTAGTCTATCATCGTGTCTCAGACATCCTCGAGTACGATTAATATGTGTTAATTGATACATTAATCCATAAGGTAGTTTCATAGGGTCACTTAAAGACTGATTAATATCTCTGTTTACCATACTTTTATCAAATACTAATTTATGTTGATTCATTAATGGTTCAAGAGTATCAATAATTCTTAGTTCCTTCTGTTTATTACTTCTTACTTCTTCTATGCTTGCAGGATATATTTTCTTTAACACTGGACGTAGTAATTGATCAAACATACCATCACCGAAGTTACTCTCGATGTAAATCACTGATACATTATTATCTTTTGCTATGTGTGCTAACTTAAATAGATTATCTTCATTATAGCCACCCTGCATACCACCACAGTCAACTACATAGATTCTACCGTGCAAATACTTAATTACTGCATATCCCATCTCGTCAGCACCACGTCCTGAGGGATCTATGGACATAATACTGTATTGATACTCAGTAAACTCCTTATCGATATACTGAGGGCTATGTAGAGCATCCCCTGTAAAGCCCAAATTTGGTATATCAAGGACGTTTTCTCTTGCAGAGGAGTAAGATATACCTATTGGTCCTTTATCCTTAGGAACGTCCATTATGATCAAATCAGACTGCTTTAAAGGGTACTTATCTGCATCTGATAATGTTGTATCTAATTGATATTGTAATCGATAGTATGTCTTACCTACAGATGCTTCCCTTTCTAGTAGATCTTCATTGGTAAATCTAGTGTCAGTTACAGTGCCTGCAGGAGATCCTGAGAGGCTCATATTTTCGATATAAGGGGCTAATTTTCCTTCGTAGACCTCAGGCTTCTCTGGAATACGAGAAGGCCAAATACGGACAAGGAAGCCCTTCTCAACAAACCTATTATAGATACTATCACCTGTTTGTGGTGTACCTAGTCCTACAATATTTGCATCGATATTTGTCTGTAGAATAGAGTCAAATTCATTGATTTGTTGGTGTATCTTAGCACGCATTATCTCTGTAGCTGAGTTAATAGATGTTTCTACGTCATCAGCAATCAATAATGATGCACGATTACCTTGTAACTGAGAGTTAATACCTAGACATTTAACACTAGGCTGTACCGTAGCTTTACATCCAGATACATCAAATGCCATTACAGAGTTACGCTGAGTAGGCCCAGGACGTAAATGTTCTAGCAAAGGTACTTCAACTAATAGTTTGTGTATAAATGTACTGATTGATGTGGCGTGTGGTCCACTTGCAGAGACAATCAATACTTTCTCATTAGGATTGCGTAACAATCTCCAGGTTGCATATGCTCCTGTAAGATATGTCTTACCAACACCTCGAAAAGCCTCGATAAGTAATCGTCTGTGACCTTCTTGTAGTGTTGCCGCAATATCCCTCTGTATAGGCGTAGCCTTTGGTAATCCTATTTGCTGCCAGACGTAATCTACGTAGTCTGGAAAGCTTTTTACCAATCTCTCAATATCATTCATTAGTGAAACTCACTGTCTAATAATTCAGTCTCTTTTTCTAAGAAACTTTGTACTAAATTAGCCATAGGCTTGCTTTCAATGATGTCTGCAGTAATCTCATTGTCTTTTAAAAACTTTAAGATAGCAGATAACTCCCCAGGAGCGAGTCTTTCGCCCCCAGAGAGTAAATCATTAAAATATGCAGCCATCTGTTCGTGTAACCCATTAAGGGTTTCCAGATCTGCTTTCATATCTTCTCCTATTGTGCAAATACGTCAAATATTGTGCCTCGAAGGTCACGTTGTCCAACACCTTGCTGCTGATTGATTAATTTTAGTGTTTCAATCTGTTGTTTATATTTTTTAGTTAACCTTTCTCGATTAGCTTGAAAAAACAACTCTTTTGCTCTAGCCTTAGAATCATTATATGATTTTTCTAACGCTTTTGTTTTGCTAGGTATTAAACTAGTTTGATCGTAGTCACCAGAAACACCGTCAGGTGCTTTTTTATACATCGAGTTTTGCATTACTTTTTCCATTCTACCTTTAGCATCTACTCTTTTATCAGACATAAATTTACGTAATTCGTAATGATCTTTATAATCTAACTCAAGTTTGACACCATTAGGTAAAGTTAGGATGTTATCAGCGTGTTTAAGATTAGGTTTTAACTTCCAAATCTCACGTTCTACTTTATCTTGAGGATCAGGATTACTAGTACGCCAATATACAAAGTTACGAGTAGCTTCTGAGTTAGGTAAACCGAATAAATCTATTTTTTCTCGATCTCCATACTCTTCACCCATCATACCTACGGTTTTTCTAAACTTTTCACCTAAAGTTTTAGCTTCATATATAACTTCACTACCAAAAGCTTGCTCAATACCAGATCTTGCAGGAATAACACCAGCAATTAAGTCTTTCCAATATTGCTCAGCAGACTCACTAGTAAAATTAGTTAAAGCTCTTGTTAATCTACGTATTTGTTCCATACCAGATTTTTCTGAGAACACTTTCGCAGTGGCTGCAAAAACAGATAAAATCCATTCAGTCTTAAGTTCTCTAAGTTTTTCTAGATCTGCTTCAGCCTTAGGATTATTTACTTGTGACTCAATAAGCTGTTCTAAACGCTGTACTTCATCATAAATTGCAGAATAATCTGCTGTTAAACGTAGAAATGATCCAATAGGTTCAATCCTGTTTAGTGGAATTGAATCAAAAATAGGTAAATTAATACTAGAACCTTTTAAATTTGTTGTACTTTCAATACCATACTCTGATGGATCAGTTGAAGGTGTAATAAACCCTTCTTTGTACAACATATAACCTAAAGACATCCACGTAGTACCCATAACCATCTCAGAAATTGCTCGATCACGTGCAACACCGCCTGCAGCAATGTCAGCTCTCCAGCTTCGTAAGAATAAGTTAATACCAGGAACACGTCTTAGTGTGTCCTTAGTCATATTCATTACAGTCTTAAGATAAGGTAATTGTGTTTGTCCTAATGGATGTATGTCACGCATATTTTTAATTAGCGTAGCAATCTTAGAATCTTTAGGAATATCAGTTTGAAACAGCATTTCACGTAGATAACTTACAGCTTCATCGTGAATAGCAGGATCAATACCTACTTCATCTAGTAAAGCTTTTTCTGCGTTTGTAAATGCTACCTGAGATTCAGCTAAGTCCATAGCTTTTTGCTCTGCTTGCGTTACTTCAAAATAACTAGCATCTGGATTATCTTTATGAAACTTTTCCATTTCACGTTTAATAATTAAACGCATTGTGTTATCACGAAAACCTTTCTTTTGATAATACAAATTATATGCATTGTCATATTTATTAATAAATGCATCTAAGGCATCACCACGTAAACCTTTATCAATACCAATTCCAGCTGCTTTCATACGAATATAAGGGCCATAATACACCCTTTTCATAAGATCATCTGCTAAAGTTAGTGCTGTAAACGAACCACGAGTAATAACACCAGCTGAATCTATAAATTTGTTTATAAAACTTTTAAATACAGTATTTGGATCTTGAAAGCCTATGTAATCAGAGTTAATAGCACCTTTAGTTGTTTCGTCATCCCATTTAGTAGACCAACCATCTAAAGATTCACGTTGAATTTGTGCTTCAACACCTTCACCTGTAGTTGACTTAAACAAACGTTGAATCATTTTCCAGGTTTCAATAGTTTGTGCCCATTGACCTCTATTTAATTCCTGGATTTGTCTCCAACGTAAGTGTTTACCTTTGTCAACACCTACTATATCTAAACCTTTACCAGTAATATACTGAATGTAAGATTCACCTTTCATTGTTACACGTTTAAGACCAGTACCTACAAGTGCACCAAACTGTGTTGCAGTGTTCCATAGGTTTGCAGATGTCCATATCTCAGCGATAACACGAGAGAATTTACGAAACCTACCTTCTTTAGCATCGTGTGCAGGTAAAGATCTACGTAAAGAGTTATTATGAAACTCAGTTTCTTTAATTAACTCATCCATAGCTTTTTCAAGCTCAAGTAATTCTTCAGGCTCTATAGAATTATTGATAAAGTCATCATATTCTTTACCTTCAAGATTTCTTTCTGCAGCTTCTTGATTAGCTTTTTGAATTTTTTCATTAAATTTTTCAAAGCGTTCTGCAAGATCATCAAGAACATTTACTTTAATTTTGTATGCATTTAGTGCACGACCAATTTGAGCCGCACTCTGTTGTGCTGATTTTACAAATAGTTGTAATGACCTAAAAGCTTCTGGAAACTTAGCAAGTCTATTAGCACGTTTTCTAGGGGTGTCTGCATCTTGCCAAATTTTAGCTAGTTTATTCTCTGCATCAGAAAACAACATTCTAATAAGAACACCATTCTCAGGTAATTCTCTAACAGCTTCACTGAGATTTTCTAAAAAATCAATTACTTCTTGCTTAGTTTTAAATTTAAGAAACTTCTTACGAGCTTTATCACGCGTAGTTTGATGTAAAACAACATCCTGTTTTTCCATAAACTGATCCATAAGAGAATTAAACTCTTGTTCAGTTAGTACAGATTCAGTATATTCTTTATTTAATACTTTTTCAGGAGCTGGTTGTTCTTCATCTAAAGTTTTCTTAGATAACTCACTAGCTTGTTTCTTTTCTTCTGCAGTTAAAGGTTTTTCTTCAATAGGCTCAGGTTTTACTTCAGTTGTTTCTTCACCTTTTTTAACTTCGGGTTTTTCAGCTTTCTTAACTTTCTTTTTAGTAGGAAAACCCTCAACATCTATCTCTAGCAAACCTCCAGACTTCTTGTCTTCAACCTTTGCATAAGAATTTTTAAGTTTAGCTCTAAGAACATCACCTAAACGAAAAACGTCTTTCTCAGATAAACCTAGCTCTTTACGAGCAAACTCCATATATTCTTGTTGTCTCTTAGAAGGTCTAGTTCTATTACTAGCAATGTATACAGCTTTTTGTACATCGTTTTTAAAATTAATGTTAAAACCTTTGTATCTAGGCTTAGCACCTTTTAATTCCTTAGGTAATACATCAAAATCAATATCTTCGATCTCAGAATCTTTAACTGCAACACGTTCTTCAACAACAGGTTTTGTGTTAGGCTCATCAACTGTTTCAGTAATAGTCTCTGATTTTGCACTAATGTCGCTTTCTTCACGTACTTTAGTATCTGCGTCATCTTTAAGATTAACATCGTCTGCTGCTTTGTTTGCTGGCTTACGTAATATCTTATCTAGTGAAAAAGTAATACCACCACCAGCAAATATACCTAAGGTTGTAGCAAGAGCACTTCTACCATAATCTAATTCAGTTTCTGTCCAATCAGCAGCTTTACCTTGAGCTTGTTGTTCGATAGATTGTCTTGCAGCATCATCAGCAAAAGTATATATACCTGCTTCTGTCGCACCTAAAACTGTTTTAGCTTTAACGCTATCACGTAAATATGCTTTAATTGCAGCCTTAGTTGTTTCTTTTGCACCTGACTTACCTATAAGACCAATACCTAATGTACCAATACCAACATAAGTTGTTGGGTCGGCCATAAGTGCACCACCAATTTCTAATAACTGATCCCAAAAAGATTGAGAGCCATCACCAAAAGAATCTACTTGATCCCAGGTCTGCATCATTAACAAGTAATCTTGTTTTTCTTGCTTAGTAAGATTCTGCATTGCTACTGCATCATAACCTAAACGAGGTAAGTTCCAGTTAATCCAATGCTGCTCACCAGCCCACATTTCAATTAGTTCATCATTAGAGTAATCACCAACAAAACGTCTTTTAAGAGCACCAATAAGTTCTTTATTGTTTACTTGGTCTTCATATGTAAGACCTTTTTTTGCTTCTTTAAAACCTTCTACATCAAAATAGTAAGGATCTGCATTTTCTTGTGGATCTAACTCTGCAATCTTAGAATCTAAGGTAGTCTTTTTTGCATCTATAGATTCATCATAACGAGATAAATCAACTTCATTGTTGTCATCTAAATACCAAGGTTTAATTTGTTTAGTTTCTTCAGTATCTTCAATAACTTTTTCAGGTTGTACTAAATTTAATTCAGGAAAAAACTCATCTTCTTCTTTTTGAACTTTTTCTGTATCAACTTTATCATCTTGTAGCAAATCAGGTACAAGGTTTAATTGCTTAAATGGATCATACAGTGTTTGCGTCTGCGACATTATTATCTCCTACTCTTAATTGAGGCACAAAGTTTTTAATTGTATTACTTGCATCTTCTAATCGTTTTACAACACCATCTTTTTTACCTGATGCTTTACGATCCATATATTCTCTATGAATCAACAATTGATCTGCGGCTTCTTCATAGTTACCTTGATTAAACTGTCTAACCCAGTTGTAACCACGCTTTACATCACCACGATATGTAAGTGACATTAGTTCACCTTGTAGTTCAGGAGTAAACCTGTTGAATGACCCAAAAATATCTTCGGCTAGATCTTGATGATGCTCATATGCAGCAACAAAACCTTTATCTATCCACTCACCAGTTTGACCAACTCCGTATGTCATTACCCCTCTATCATCTTTATAAAATCCAGGTACAAAACCCTCTAGCGTAACAATACGCTTTTGAGGGGCTGTTAATTTAATACCATATATACTTTCAACTTCTTTAATGGCGGCGTTTCCATATAAAGTATGTTTAGGTACTTCACCTTTAGTCCAAGGATTTTCTTTAGTGCCTTTATTTTCCATAATCTTCCTCAGGAATTTGATTACTTAAATCACGACCTGTAAGTTGAATCATCATATTAATAAAATCATTATATGAAACATTCTTCTCATACATATCATTTAAGATCAAACGTCTATTCTCAGGTACTAACCAGGATTGATACTTAACATTTTGAGCATTACTAGGCTGATTAGGAGCTTTAATTATTTCTGTAGGACTTTCTGCACCAGCAACTGCATTAGCAGTACTAGGCATTCTTAAACTACCAGCAGAAATATTTATATCCTGATTTTCAAAACTTTCCTTATTTGCGTTAATCAAGTTCATTGTTTCTTGATCCCACTGATTAACAATATCAGAAGTTAAATTTTTCCAACCATAATTAGTTACAAACTCATTACGTCTACGAATCATCTCTTGAGTATAGTACTTAACTTTTCTTACTGATTCTGGGCCTGCCGCACCAAATATACTACCACCTCTTGCATTGCCTTTACCAACTGTAAGAAGATTTTTAAAAGTATCTTTAGCCGTAGCTACTGCAGTTGTTGTAGCAGCTTCTCCGTGTTCAATGTATGCCTTAATTACTGAATCATACTGAGTCTTTGTTAACGATGACTTCTGTGTTAACAAGTTTTGTAAAGTAAATGTACCATCACTAATACTATTTAATTGTTGAGCATATGTTGCAGCATCCCCTTCAGCCTGGTCAAACTCATTTAAGGTAGAAGCTTTAATAGCTGCTTTAGTTGAGTTATATTGTGATAGAGTATAAAACTGTTTATTTGCTTCTAAATAAGCTAAGCCTCCTACTACATCGCCCTCAGCAGCAAACGTAGTCAAGCCTCTATCAGATTCTGTTTTTTTGTTTTCATAATATTTTTTTACATCAGAGTATTGTTTATCTCTAATAGTATCTATTTGACCTTCTATTGTACGAATCATTTGTCCATACACGGGGTGTGTTTGATAGTTTACGCCAGGAGTAGGTTCAATATTAAAAGCTTGATTTATAGCTGTCTTGTAGTCAAACGTAGGATCATTTTGTACAGCCTCTAAAATGTTTTGGCCTACAATACGAACATACAACTCACCTGTTTTAGCTTTACCTAGTTGCTCACCTGTAGGAGAAACTTGCATCATTTTAACTAGGTTAACACCTTTGATTTCTCCGCCCATTTGCATAGCTTCTAGGTCAGTATTAACTAAAGAAACCAAAGCAAGTTCATTAGCAGTGTCTTGCTCTCTTTGCAGATCCTTAAGATCATTATCGTAAGCTTTGCCTAATTCGTTACCAACAACTCTTAAAGCTTGATCAAAATAATCTGCGTGTAATGCATCCGTATTATTTAATGATAATCTATAGTTTTCCATTTGCTGAAACATAAAATCTCTTCGATCAGCAATAGGTAATTTCTGAGCTTCTGAAATAATACGTTTAGCTTCAGTAAGACCAGCTACATTTCCTTTACTGCGTTGCATAACCGCTTCTCTTTGACCACGCAAATCAGCTTCGGACTTCATAATCTTAACGCCTTCTTTAGCAATTATTCCAATTCCTTCAGCTAAAGATTGCCCAGAACTCTTCAATGGAGTTATTGTAGGCATATCTACAGGTGTTGTAGCTTTATAGTCTAGTGTTCCTAGCTCTGTTCTTTCAATAGCTTGTTTATTAAGCTGTACTCTTGATTCTCTTGGCATCCTCAAACGCTCCTATTAACCTAATCCCCACGTACCTTTAAAGGAATTGTAAGATTTATTCCAGGTCATACCTGTATTGAAACCACCACCAGCACCATAGCCTTGAGCAGCTCCAGCACCAATTTGTAAGACCGCAGCCAAACCAGTAGTCTTTTTACTTTCTGCAATATTAATTGCATTCTTTGTTTTCATAAAATCGGATTGTGATTCCATACCAATTTGTACAAGATCACTCTCATTTAATGCAGTGATTGTTCCATCACTAATTGCTTTTTGTGTGTATACATTAGCTAAATTTCTAAATACTGCACCTCCAGCAACACCAGATTCTGCAGCACCTACTTTTATTCTGGATTTTTGTCGCAGAGCCTCCCTCTCATTCTGAGTGAGTTTTATTGCTGCTTCTTTTTTTGTTTCTTCCGCTTGCAGCACACGTTGTGCATTCATAATCTTTTGATTTTCAATAGCAGCAGCTTGTTGTGCTTCAGCAGCTTGATTAGCAGCCGATATTTGAGCAGCTGTTCCTATAGCACCTACGGCAGCCATAGTAATAGGATCACACATAATCTTGTCTCCTTAATTCAAATTTATAAAAAGGAACTTTTTTGTCAGCTAAAAGAACAGGTTTAGGATCTATCCTTGCTCCTAGCTTTCTTAACCA